GTGATTGATTTAGTTCCTGTACCAGAAACAATATCATTTCCACTAAATATTCTATCTTGCATATCTATTGTAACTGTTACTGCTGAAACTACAGGTGTAGATGCACCATCTCTTGAAATTAAAACTACTCTAAATTTAAAATATCTAGCTTCATATTCTCCAATAACAAATGTTCTAAAATCTGTAAAAGTAGTATTGTCATCAGATGTTGCAATCTCAATATGTGCGTTACAGTTTGCTGGTGTATCTCCATCAAAGTTTGAACTAGCAGAATCAAAATTACCACTTCTATTATCGAATAAGTCATCTGGATTATCAGATGTTTGAGTTAATGATGCTGTGATTCTAACAGTATGTTTAGCACCTATATCTATAACATTAGCAAATTCATAATTACCACTTGCAAAGAAGTCTGAATTAGCAACACCAGAATCAAAGAATCTAGTTGTTTCATCATCAAAGTTTCCACTAGCCGCATCAAATAATTCTGATGAATCTAACTCAATAGCGTTATCTGTAATTACTGTATTTGTTAAAGTTCCAGCAAATGTTGGGTGTTCAGATTGGGTCGCAACTGCATTAAAATTTAAAGCACTTGTTACATTAGAAATAATTGCAGTAGCATTAGAACTAAAGTTGCCTAATTTATCTACAGCTTTGATTAGATAAGTTCCAACTCTAGCTGGTACAACGATTGATGTAGCTGGACGTGATACTTTTGTTACTAAATTTACTGAGTTTAACCAATCAGCAGTACCATCATTATATTCGAGTAGTTGGTCAGATAAAGTCACACTAGCTGGTGGTTGAACAGTAAATGGATTAGGTAAATTAGTAGATGGTGTAGAACTTACTTGTGTTTTTGTTGCCCAAGTATAATGACTAGCCTGATACTCAACAAGAGATAATCCTATTGTGTAATCTTCGTTAAATGTAATACCCATAACTCTAAATGCTTTTGCAGAAAAACCTAATGAACTATGTGTAATATTTACAATATCTCCTATTGCTAAATCATAAGCATCAAAGCTAACATTTAAACCTAATGTAATTGCTTCTCTTGATCTTCTTAAAATAACTTCTGCCATCTCCTCTGCTTGATATGGCGATGTGATTGTTTTAAATGTAAATCTACCCTCTAATAAGAATCCACCATCAGCAGTTTTCATAGTTGCGTGTTGATCTGCACTTGGCAAACTACTATCATCTATTGGTGGAAACTGAATTTCATCTACTTGAAAGTTTCTATCAGGATTTACAAAACCAACTATAACTCTGTTATATCTTTCATTCTTTGTTGGAATAGATAAATTATATCCACCTATAATATCATCTTCTGTAAGTGTTATTGATGCACTTCCTGTTGTTTCGATAATTAATTTATATTTACCAGAAGTATAAGGAAGATAACCTCTGCAACCTTTTAATAGTTCTCTAACATTATCTATAATTTTTTGTGATGTATCTAAAACTGTGTTTGTATCAAATATATTAATATCACTTGCACCTGAATATGGTGTGACTTGTGTTTCGCAAACTACTGACGCATCATAAAAAGATTGTAAGTCTATTTCGGAAATAGCGATACCTTTTCCATATCTTTCATTTGTTAAATAATCTAATAAACACCAAGCTGGATTTGTTTTGTGAGCCGCAGTTTGTGCAACTAAACTAGAATTATAACTTACTACTTTCTTACCTTTTATTTTTGCTTGAACTTTAGGTATTCCAGTAAATGCGTCTTGATTCCATTTAAACCTTAATGCTAAATAACATACACCTCTTAATCTGTGATTGCTTCCCCAAGATGATAATGTAGATAATAAAGATGATGCTGATTGACTATCTGTACCAAAAAAAGGTTGTATTCTAATTAGACTTTCTGAATTTTTATAAAAATTACTATCTCCACTTCCTACTTCTACTTCTGTTCCATCTGATAATGAAGATGCAAATGTGACTACTTTATCATCAACTCTTATTTCTTCTATTGAGTTTATCTCTCCCTCTGCCATAGCGATTGCCATATATAGATAGGTGTTATCTGTTCCTGATGTTTCCATAAAGACTCTAGTTCCACCGACAAGTCTTTCTCCATAAATTACAGGAATATTTGCGTCATTAGATTGTTTATTTAATAATATACCTCGTTCAAAATCATCAAATTCATTTGTACCAAAGTCTTCTATTTCAGGAACTTTTGGTCTTAATGCCCAAGCAAGAAATAGTGTGACACCTAAAGATACAAGAGGATTAGCACTTTTAAAAAATGATACTGCTTTTGTGACAGCTTTTACTATTCCACCAAATCCACCAAAACCCATTATGCTCTACCCCATTTAATATCTTGAACTGTTTGAGATGCAAAGTCCATACCTACATCTGCACTAAAAAATCTTTGTTGAGAAGTGTTGTTTGTTTTACGACCATTTTTCTTTTCAAAGTCTGCCCAATTAGAAACTATTGATAATCCAACTGCACTTGTATTATCAGTTTCAGATATTTCAAAACTTTCTATTTTACCTCTATATAATAAAAATGGGTCAGATATTAATGCGTTTGAGTCATTTAAAAAACCTCTAAATATATCTACACTATCATTTACAACATTTTCATTTAAAACAGTTGATATAAATGTTTGATCTGCACCAGATAAATTAATATTAACACTTGATTTAGTTATATCTGTTTCTTCAGTATGATTAGAAATACCTAATATAAAATCACTTGCGTTATAAGTGACCGATGAACCTGATACTGATGATGTTAATGAAAATGAACAATCTGTGATATTAACAGGAGTAGCAAAACCAATAGTGATAAGGTGTACTGGTCTAATATCATTTGTCGCTAGTTCTGTCTTTACTGCTGATGTTAGGCTTCTTGTCATATTCTTCGTATGTTGTTTGTGTTATACTTTCTGAACCTTTTAACATAGTATATTCAAATTTGCTATTAGGTTTCTTGTAATCCTTTAGATCGTTTGTATTACTATCAATTTCATCTTCATTCACAATAGCTTCAGCAATAAAATCGGCAGTAATCTTGTGAGTTATTTTATACTTTTTCACTATAAAGATTCTTCTACATCAAATTCAAATTGGTATAAAAATGCACCATCTTTAGCTGTACCAACTGCACCAAACTCTTGAATGTCATTTGTAAGATGAACTGTAAAAGAAACATTATCATAAGTCACTGCCGAATTATCTGCTAAAGCAGTAATTAAAGGTGGCTCAATAGTAATTGTTGAAGCATTACTAGAGGCCTGAACATCAGCAACAATCATATATATTTTATCATGTGAAGCAAACTTAATAAAATCTCCTGACTTAAAAGCATTTGGATTATCATTTGCATGACCATCTACTGCAATCGTTGTATCTCCTACTGCATGAACTCCATTAACTAAAATTGTTCCTGTTTCATTTCCTCTAGCATTTTTAATCTCTGGTGGGGTTATTGTAAAATTTTCTTTGCCTGATCTTTGTTTAATAATAAATGCCATCAACTCTCCATAAACATCTGATCTTGTTCCTGTAATGATACGAACTGTAAATCCAAATCTTTGACCATCTATTTGTCTTGCAAGTTTTTTACCAGATTGTGATTTAGATATAATTGTGTTCTGAATAGACTTGATGCCCATTGTTTCAAATTTAGAATTAGATATTGGAAAAGCACCTGACATTAGATTAGATTTTTACTCCCTCTTTCATTAACTGCATTATTAATTATTTGTGTAATAGTTCCTCTGTTTCTTACTAGCAGATCATCAAAACCACTTGCATCTAAAGTATTAATATTAAAATTAACTGTTGTTTGTCCACCACCAGTTCCTCTAGCTGATTGTGTAATTTGTCCTGTTTGATTAGGTATAAATAATTCTGCACCACGTTCTCCAACTACAACTGGTTGTCCTTTTGATACTGCACCACCATTAGCAAAACCTAAAAATGAACCTGCCATTCTTATTAAAGAACTTCCAAGATCGCTATTGACTTGTTGATTTTGTTTTCTTTTTTCATCTGTAATTTGTTTTTCAATACCAAGTTTAGTTAATAATTGTCCTATTTGTGTATTTTCCATAGCAATTTGAATTGATTGTCTTGCTATTTGTTCGATTAAAACTGCAACTATTCTTTGTAAAACATTTAATGCCATATTTCTTAAAGTGTCTGATAATTTTTCTCCAAATACTAATGATTTTGATAATGCTTCAGACATCTTTGTAATACCACTATTAATACCCTCTGCAATTATCATTCTTATATTTTCTTTTTTCTTTTTTATATTTTCTAATACACCAGTGTTTAAATCTTTAAATTTTTGAATAGCTTTTTCTGTTGCTGATGGAATCTTTACAGATAATTCATGTTCAAATTCTTCAAGTTTAATAGAAGCATTATCAAAAGTTTTTTCATATGTTCTATTTAATATTGCAAGTTCTCTTGCAGTATCTCTTAATTTAATATTTTTATCTATATTGTCTTGGATACCTTTTGTTATATTATCTATTTGTTTATTCATTTCACTGAATGTTTTAGTCACTGCTACTACAGAAGCTGCAACTAAAGCCAATCCAACTCCTGATAATGATACAATACCTCTTAAACCAGCTAAAACTAAAAATATTGCTTTTCCTAAAGAAATCATAAATGCAATAATTTTTATTGCTAATAAAACTTTAAAAGCAGTGATTACTGTATCTATATTATCTTTTAATTTTACAAAAAGTTTTGATAAACCACTTACTGCTGATGCTAAAATTGTTCCAAAACCTATTGCCATTCTTTCTAATGAATCTGCATTTTTTTCTAAAAATTTATCCAATGCACCAAATTCTCTTTTTAATGATGAAAAGAAACCAGCATCTAATAAAGTCTTTTTAAAATTAAATGCTTTATCTCCTATCATTGATAAAGTACCCTCTAATGTTTTTGCTAATTCATCTGTTGCTTTACCAAATCTTCCACCTTTACCAAAAACTCTTTCAAATGCTTCAGCAGTAGCTTCTATTGAAACATTTGCACCAGCTTGAAAACCAAGCATATTTCTTACACCTTTTTCTCTAAATAAATCTGCCGCACCTATACCAGCACTAAATGATCTTTGTATTTGTTCGGCAGTTGTTCTAAAATCTAATCCTGTCACTGCCGCAACATTACCAGTGATCTCTAACATTTTTTGCAGATCATCAGCATTGTCTGTAATAGTTGCTAAAATTCCT